CTCAATTGTTGCCATACATAGAGATATCCTGAGATTGGGGAAGGTTTTGACACCTCTTAGCCTTCCCCTTTCTTTATAAACATCAATATTACATTGATGCATAAACTAGTAAAATTTGGAGGGAATCAAGAGATCTAATGATATTATTCCCATATGCAAAAGACCTAGAGTATGAAGATCAAACATTAAGCTTTACACTACAATTCTTTGATAATGAATCAACTACATATATAGAAGTTAAAATGCCATTAGATGCAGATTTATCTGATTTGATAGAAGAGTTATTTGAAAAAGATAGTATTTGATATGTTATTTAGATAGGAATACTATCAAATGCGTGTCGTAATATTTAAAATATGAAGGAGATGTCCAAATAATGGGATATTCAACATTTACAGAAGAACAAATAGAAACATTTATTGAACATGCTCAAGAAATGGGTATATCTCCAGCTATTAGATATCTTAATTATCCTAAGAGTTATCATACAGCTAAGAAATGGTTTGAACAGCGTAGTTTAGACATGCCAACTATGGACACCTTGGCAAAAATGGCGGTAGATACAAGAGCATTCTATACTGATAAAGAAAAACTAATAGCTGCACAGACAGTATTAGATAGATGTGTAGAAACACTAATGGAAGATACATTAGATCCTGATCAATTGAACAAACTAGCAAATGCTGTACATAAAGCTATTCAAACTATTAATCTTATTGAAGGTAAATCTACTGTTATTAATGAAAATAGACAGAAAGATGGAACAGATTTAGCTATTGTTGATCTATTAAATGAAGCAAAGATGAGAAATGAAGCTATGAAGAATAATATTAACAAGGATTTGACAATAAATGCATAATTATTTGGATAAGGATGGGGTACCCAGTATCAATTTGTTTTTATTTTTCTATTTTTTGCCACTCTATAAAAATATTTCTAATAAAATTCAATATGGGAGTATGTTATAAATGACTCCAGAAGTAATAGGTGCAATAGCAGGAGGCATAGTAGCAATTATTGGTGCTATAGCAGGATTAGTAAAATGGTTAGCAACAACATTTTTAAAAGAACTTAAACCAAATGGTGGTAGTTCAATAAAAGATCAAGTAACTCGTCTTGAAAAAGATTTTGAAATAATGAAAAAACATCAGGAAAATACAGATGTAAAACTGGATAAACTGTATGAACTTGTATTAGATCATTTTGGAGGTAAAAGAAATGCCAAAAACAAGAATAATTCTCTCTAAAGATAAAGAAGGCTGCAAAGGAAAATATGCAGTGGTATCTTCTGATTCTGGACGTATTCTAGGATGTCATGCAAAACGTGGAGATGCTATTAATCAAATGAGAGCAATTTATGCACAGCAGAGTGGTCAAAAGAAGTAAATGCAAGCTTCAGATATCCTAAAGGATGTCCCAGTAGAACTTCTAACGTTCTCTGAGGGCCGTAGAGAGCTTACAAAGTATGATCCTATGCTTTTCGCATTATTATATCTTCCACACCATCTGCAGAACGCACAAGGCGAAATAACCCTATCTGAATTTCATATTGATCTTGCTGAATATGGAAAAACATGGATTCATAAGCCAACTGAGCCAAAACAGAATAGAGATGCATTTATCGCACCTCGTGAGTGCGGAAAGAGCACATGGATATTCTTAATTTTGCCTATGTGGGCAGCTGCTCATGGACATGTAAAGTTTATCGCTGCTTTTTCAGATGCTGCATCCCAGGCGGAAACTCACTTAATGTCATTTAAAAACGAACTTGAAACCAATGAATATCTAATTGAAGACTATCCAGAACTATGCAAACCAAAGATTGTGGCTTCATCTGGACGTGCTATGGCATCTAATTCATGGCGTATCATTCAGGAAAACGACTTTATCTTTGATGCTAATGGTATTGACACCAACTCTCTTGGTAAAAAGGTGTTTGGGCAGCGTCCAGATCTAATTATTCTTGATGATATTGAAAAAGGTGAAAAGAACTACTCTGAATATCAGGCTGGGCAGCAGAAAAACACCGTTTTTGATGACATTGCTCCTATGAATATCTATGCTCGTATGATTTTTGTTGGTACAACAACTATGCCTAACTCTGTTATGGACCAATTCCGTAAGTTTGCAGAAGGCTATGACGATCCAGAACTTGGATGGATTAAAGATCAAAATGTTACTTCCCACTATTATCCAGCTATCATGACAAATGATGATGGCACAGAAAGATCAGTGTGGGAAGAGAAATGGCCTCTTGAATGGCTACAAACTCAACGTCATCTTCGTGACTTTGCTAAAAACTATATGAATCGTCCTATTAACAGTGATGGTAATTTCTGGACAAATGAGGATATAATTATAGAAGAGCTTGAAGACTATGGAAATACCATTATTTCTATTGACCCAGCGGTAACAAAGGGAAAGTTCTCAGACTATACAGGTATTGCTATCTTGTCTAGAGGAATAGATGATTTGGGTAAAACTAATATATATGTGAGACATGCCGAACAGGTAAAAATGTCTCCACAGGAACTTGGTGAGCGAGTAGAATATCTTGCTGATCAATTTGATGTTGGTGTTCTCTATGTTGAGGTTAATCAAGGTGGAGATCTATGGAAAGACGTTTTTAAGAACGTTAGAGCCAAATATAGGTCAAAATCACAAAGTTTGTCTAAGCAAATACGTGCAGGTAAAGCATTGAACTTCTATCAGCAAGGAAAAGTACGTCATACTACTCACTTCCCAGTACTTGAAGAACAGATGTTTGCTTTTCCAAAAGTAAGCCACGAAGACGTATTGGATTCAGTTGTTTCAGGTATCCTATACTTCTTAGATAACAAAGCAGTAAGACTTGAAACAAAACAAATAAATTATTTAAGGAGATAATATGTCAAATATTAAAACAGCATTAGATATGATTATAAATCGTAGAAATCACTATCTAGTTGCAGAATCATATTACGATGGACTACAACGTGAAATTTTTACAAATGACGTATGGCTAAAATTATTTAGACAAGACAATAAACATTTTAGATTTAATTTTGCTAAAACAGTTGTAGATGCAGTATCAAATAGACTTGAGATTGCCAATATTACTGGCATGACACCAGAAGCAAACGATGAACTCACTAAAGTCTGGGAAGACAACCAACTTGAACTTGATTCTAGTGAAATTCATAGAAATGCACTTATTTATGGTGATTCATATGCAATTGTTTGGACTGATTCATTTGGTAAAACAACTGTTGACTATAATTCACCATTAACTACAGTTGTTATTTATGATGATGAAAATCCTCGTATTAAAAGTTATGCAGCAAAATTGTGGCAAACATCTGACTCTAAGGGAAAGAATATTGCAAAATTAAATATGTATTATTCAGATCGTATTGAAAAATATGAAAGTTTTGGAGAAATTGAAAATATTGTTTCTGCATCATCATTTAAATTAGTTGGTATTGTAGAAAATCCATGGGGACAGGTTCCAGTATTTCATTTTAGAACAACTAAACAATATGGTCGTCCAGAGCACCTAGATGCATATGGACCACAAGATGCTATTAATAAAATGATGGCTACACACATGGTAACTGTTGATTATCAAGGTGCACCGCAGCGTTACGCACTATCTTCTGGAGGAAATGGTGCTGAATATGAAGACTTTAATGAGTCAGGTACAGTAGATGAAAATCTTGGTCGTTTGAAGAATGGCCCAGGAGAACTATGGTATCTAAATGGAGTATCTAAAGTTGGAGAATTTGCACCTGCTGATTACAAGGTGTTTACAGAACCAGTTCGTGAATTTGTAAGATCTATGGCATCTATTACAAGTACACCATTACATTATTTTGAAAAGACAGCTATTCCATCTGGTGAATCTCTGCGTACTGCAGAAGCACCTTTACAGAAAAAGGTAAAAGATCGTCAGGTATCATTTACTGCTGCTTGGAAAGAACTATTGCAATTTGCATTATCAATGTCTGGAATTAAATCCGATGTTGATGTAAAATGGGAACCAGCAGAAAGTCTTGCAAGTCTTGATGCATGGGAAGTTGCAGTAAAGAAGCGTGTTGTTGGAGTTACCCTTGAACAAGTTCTTGTTGAAATGGGTTATGATCAAGAAGTTGCTGCACAAATTGCAGCAGCAGAAGCACCACTAACAAATATGTCACAAAATGTTAATACAAATAATGTATTAATGCAGTCTACAGGAGGACAAATTGGAAACACAGGAAACTAACGAAACTACAGAAGTAGTAATTGAAGATCCAAAGGCAGTATTATCTGCACTTGAACGTGCTAAGTCAGATGCTAAAAAATATCGTGAACAAGCAGAACAACTTGAAAATGCTCTAAATGAAAAAGATAGTGCAATTGCTCAAGTAAGTGGTAAACTTCTCAATCAAAAATTAATACAGAAGCTTGCTACTGAAGGAATTAATGATCCAGATAGAGTTCTTAAATTTATTAATATTAATAATTTATCATTTGATGATGATTTTAATTTAATTGGATTTGAGGATCAATTTGAAACATTAAAGAATGATCTACCAGAAGTATTTGATGCAAAACTTCGTGTTGGTGGGCAGGCTGATACGGCTATTAAAGCAAGTGTGAGTACAACTTATTCTGCTACAGAGCTTCAGGCGGCTAAAATACTAGGTAAACTATAATAAAATCGTGATATAATTAATTCAGAACTCTTTATAAATGGACGTTTATAAATTGAGTATCTTGGATGAATTAGACGATTCAGTTCCTGTATAAAAAATAACTATATTTATCTTAAGGAGATAAAATGACAATCAATCGTATTGATCTAACAGAAGCGAATGGTTATATTCTTGAGGAGCAGGGTTCTACAGTAATCCAGGACCTGCTTGCTAACTCAGCAGTAGAATCATACGCTCGTCGTGAGCCAATGGCATCACGTACAAAGTCAATTCCTCGTTTCGTTGCAGATGCACCAGAAGTTGTTGCTGAAGGTGTTGCAATTCCAGGTGCAAATGCTACCTTGGACGAAGTAGTTTTGACTGCTAAGAAATATGCAAAGATCTTCCACATTTCTGAGGAAGATGTAAATGACTCACTAGTTGACACTTTGTCGGTATACAAGCGTGAATGGGCATCTCGTCTAGCACGTAAGTTTGACAACGCATGTCTAGGTGTTGAGACTGCAGAAGATGGTACAGACGTTGCTCCATATCGTTCACTTTACCGTGCAGTTGCTGAAGATGCTGAAGATAACATTACTGCTACTGCTGGTGACCTAACATTTGATCACATTAACGCTGCTATTGGACTGGTTGAAACTTCAGCTAAGTTTGATGCTGCTAATACTGTTATCATTGCTCACCCAAAAATGCTAGCTGCTATTCGTGGAATGAAGCAAGGTGTTAATGAGAATCTAGTTCTTCCTAACCCAATTGCTGGTACTCCAGGTAGCCTATTTGGTTACCCACTTGTAGTTTCATACGGTGCTGCTCGTTCGACTGCGGCTACTGATGCACCTACTGGTAACCCACTTCTAATTGTTGGTAACAAGAACTTGCTTATCAATGGTGTACGTTCGGGTGTTGAGTCTGTTGTTTCTCGTGACGCAGAATTCGCTACTGATGGTGTTCTTTTGAAGACTCGTCTACGTCGTGGATTCGTTGTTGCAGATGCAACTGCATTCGCTATCGTAGAGAAGAACTAAGGGGGAATTGACAAATGGCTTCTAAACTATATGGACAATTCCTCGCTCAGGCACTAAATAAGGAGATTGACTGGGATACAGACACCATCAAGGTTGCTCTGCTTTCTAACTCGTATACTCCAGACCAGGACGCACATAACTATCTTGATGATGTTGTTGCTTACGAAGTAACTGGAACTGGTTACACCACTGGTGGTGCTACTCTTGCTAACAAGACTAACTCATACAATGGTGCAACTAACGTTATCGTTCTTGACGCTGACGATGTTACCTGGTCTTCTTCGACAATTACTGCTCGTTATGCAGTAATTTACGATGCATCGCCGTCTACCAACGCAACCAAGCCACTCATTGGTTATGTTGATTTTGGTTCAGACCAGTCTTCAAGCAATGGTAACTTTACTATTACTTGGGACGCTACTGGTATCGTAAGGATTACCGTAGCATAATGAACGCTGTAATTGGAGTAGGTTCAATTAATGTTAGCTTTAGTGCTATACTAGTTGAGCCTACTCCAGTTGCTCGTATAATTTTTGTTGTTAAAAGTGAAAATCCTAGCCCTATGACATTTTCACGTTCAACCATTATCTCTATCAATGGGCACAGCCTTTCGGCTATAACCCCTGACGCTCTTTTGATAGGAGGGAAGGCTACGCTTGTCACGGCGTAGTCTTTTTTATTATGACTTCTGCACTTAATACAAAAATCAATTCATATGCTATTGAACGTGGCATTGAAATGAGTGAAACCTATTCTTCAAATCCTACTAGAACTGGTTCTGTAACTCCAGTAACAAATGCATATGGTGTTACAAATACATCATATCCACCAATATATGAATCTTCGGTTGGACCAAGTGCTGGTGCTGGTTCTTGGAAATTTAATTTTTCTTCAACAGCATCATCAAATACTAGACTAAGTACTACTTCTGTATCTACTGAATATCCAGGAGTTACAGATGGGGATTGGGTATTTGGATTTTGGTTTAGTTTTAGTAAATATCCAGCAGTAAATAATGTTATTATTGCATCAATTGGAAATTCTACTGCTAATGGTGTAACTATAAACTATAATGGATCAACAAATTCAATTACTGGTAATAGGGGAAAATTTTCAATTAGTACTGCTGGTGGATTAAGTACAACATATTCTTCTAATACAATTACAGATACTGGATGGCACTATATTGCAGTAAGGCGTGTGACATCTCCTTCAATTATGTATTATTTATATATTGACGGTGCACAAGTTGCTTCAGCATCTGGAACTTCAACTACTGCATCTACAACCTGGTCTATTGGATCATCCAGTACTCAAACAGATAATTATACTATCAATATTTCAAACTATCACTTTGGAACATCTTCTGTATTAGATGCTACTGCTATTGCTGAAATTTGGACTGCTGGAAATGCAATTAACAAAACAATAACAGAAACTCCAGCAACTGCATCTGCCAATCAGATAGATCCAACTATTTCAGTTTCTACTGGTAGTCATACAGAAATTACCACATCAATTATTGTTAATGCAGAATTTCCATCATCTATTTCTATATTGGGACAATCAAATATTGAGATACATCCAGATGTAGTTCCAACAGCTAATATTGAAATGATCAATAATGTTGATATTTCTACTGGATCTGATGTATCATGGTCAACATTAGAAATGACAGCAAGTGCAATTTTAGTTGAACCTCAATTACCTATAGCACCATTTACTGCTTCTGCTCAATCTGGTAACCATACAGTTTATGTAACACCAAATTATTATTCATTAGTAAGACAAAGTAATCCATATATTTATTATTATGATGGACTTGCATCTACATCAATTAATGGTGGATACCAAACTGGTACTTTTGCTAGAGGTACACAAACAACACAATCAGATGCTGGTGTACCATTAAATTTGATAGGAAGTGGAAAATCTTGGAATTTTGCAGCAACATCAAATGCTGACAATTACCTAGATTTTACTGCACCATCAACTGCTACCTCATTTGCACAAAATATTTTAAATGGTGAATGTTCTATAGAACTTTGGTATAAACCAACAGATTATCCTTCATATGTATATGGCTATTGGACATTATTTAAATCAGAAGGACTTGAGATTCGTACAAGAGCTTCATCTGATTATACCCAATGGACTAATGGATATAAAGGTGCTTTAGAGATAGTTTATAAACAAGGCAATACAATACTTTCAACATATACTAGCTCTTATGGACATATTACAACTAATAATCTTCATCACATAGTTGTTACAATTACTGCTGCAACTGCTGGAAATATTCAAATAACTGGATGGATTGATGGTACTGCAGTTATTTCTTTAACAAGAGCAAAAACATCTTGGACAGTTTCAGATGCATCTGTTCGTTTTGGATCAGCTTTTGGATATAATAATAGTGGTGGTATGGGTCCTGGATGGATTGATGAAATAGCACTTTATTCTAATAAACTTTCTAATTCTGAAATTATTACCCACTATTCTTTTATTAATGAATCATCTCCAAATAGAAATATTTCTGCAGAAGCTATTAATGTTAATGCTGAATCTGGAAATCATTCTTTTACTACTACTTCAAACATAAATATTCCAAGTACTTCAATTACTACATCATCATTATTTGTACAACCTATAATAATTGCTTCAAAGGTAATTAATATAATTACAGATTCACTTACAGCATCTGCATTAAACACTAATGTAACTATTAAGTGGGGGTGGACAATCTATGCAACACCTGCAATTTCATACGCAGAATCAGTAAATGCATACAGATTAAATGATATTTATTATAACTATGTTCAAGCAAATGTTAGTCCTTATCGTTATGTAACTTTCGATGGTAATAATTCTTATCTAGACTATGGAAGTGACAATGATTATGCTGTTATACCAACAGTAGTAGGCGGAACTATTGTAAATCCAGATGAAGGAATTAATGGAAAGTCTGCTAAAACTGGTGGAACATCCTACATAACTGATGGTGTAATTCTAAAGGAATCTGAATATAATGATACATGGGGAACTGGTCTAAATAACTATCATTCATCATTCTGGATTCAACGTGCTCCCGATGACACATCAACAACTGGACTGCGTGTATTGTGGAATTTAAATGGATATGCAGACAATCAGCATGTTATTCTATATCAATATCAGAACAAATTAACACTACAATTTAATAATGGTTCTGGTACACATATTACCCAAAGCACTACATCTAACTATGACTTATTTGATGGTCAGCGTCACTTTGTGGCAGTAGCGTTTGATCATACTGGATCAAATAACTATGTAAATCTATTTATTGATGCTATTGATGTTATGCAAGTTAATCTTGGAACATATAATGGAACAACTATTAATGGTACAACTCCAGTTGGTGCAAATGATGAAGCAAACAACCACCCAAGACTTTCTGTTGGATGTTTGATTACTCCATTTGCTGCTACCGCTTTGCCAGTAGTTCCTACAAACACAAAGATCTATGTTGATGAAGTTATCTGGGCAAAGAGTTCGTTGACCCCAACCTTGGCTACCAATCTATTTAACATTATGCCAGTTAAGGGACAAGCAAAGATTTATGCAACTCCACTAACTGCATCTGATGAATTTATAGTACCAACAATATCCACAAATTCAGTATTGACTTCTGGAATTGCAACTGGGTCTATTGAACTTCTAGATGTAACTATATATACAGAACGTGAATCAGCAAATACTGCTGATATAATTGATGTATCTGCTGGGTTTGTAATGCCTTCTATTTTTGAAGATAGACTTATTTCTGCAGACATTTTTGTTGCAACAGCAACATTTAATAGTGCTGGTGTTATTATAACTATTCCTGGTGGTCCAATGACTGCTAATGCCTATTCACCACACAATGTATTGTTTGGAACATTGCCATTAGCATATAGATCTTCATACATTAGATACTTGAGAACACAAAGCTTGAGTACTGCTATTTTTGGAATGAGAGAGGTTAAATAATGAAAGAATTTGAATATAAAGATATTGCTGGATTTGAAGAATTGAACACAGCAAGACAATTAGATACATTTGAGGCACAGGTATTCAAGGCACAAAAAGATAGATATATCTATGATTTTTCCATTCCTCTATCATATTCCTCATTGCCTTGGGCAGAGGGATCTCAGGAAAGTTATGTACCAGGATATACTCAGCCACCATATAATCCACAAAATCCTAAGTATAAAACAAAGTATTACTACCTAAATCAGACACTATATGATTCTAGTTTTGAAGGATATGGTATTCCTGGAAATGCAGAAGTAATATTTAAAAACTATCCAGCAATTCATTCTGGTAGTGGCAATGTTGCTGCACCAGAAAAAACTCGTGTTTCTGGAATTACTCCTGGTTTTGTTGAACAATTTGATACAGAACAAAATATTTCAACTGCATATGAACAAACTGTTCAATATATTGAAAAAGATACAGCAATGTATATTGATTCAAAGTTTAATAATCTTTATGGTAGCGGAAATAATATTACTGCAGTAAAATCATTCCGTAGTGGATATATTGAATTTACTATTAAGACTGATAACCAAAACTGCATTATTGGCTATGGCTCTGGTTCTAAAACTGCAATTAATACAAGTTGGTGGGGAGACGGTCCTAGTGCTCAGGCAGCCAATACATCTGGAATTTCTTCTGGTGGTCAACCAGTAGCAATTGACAGCAAAACCTCAATTACTAATGATGAATTTGCAGGAATCAATCACCTATCTCTTAACATTAAAAATGGAAAACTCTCTATCAAGTTTGATGATGAGTTTGGTATTGATAATAGTTTTGAAATTGTTTCAAATAAGACTATTGCAGATAATGAGTGGCACCACATTGTAGTGAACTTCGGTAAGCCTGGAACAATTAGAAACAAAACTCTAAAATCAAATAGACGTTTTATTGAAACATGGATTGATGGCAAATCTGACAATATTAATTATGATTCTATTAACAATAAGCAAATCTTCTTCCCAGTAATTGAATGGCTTTTTGTTGATCCAAGACTAACATTTGGTGAAGATTTTTGGGCTGCTATGAACTCATATGATAATAGTGATGGTACTATTGGAACAAGTGAATTTAATAGAATTCTTACTGCTAACTTTAATGAATCTGGAGATTCTGTAGCATTTTCTGGTGCAATGCAGCATTATGTTATTGGACTCAACTCTTCATTGTCATCTGATGAAATTCAAATTAGGTATGCACTTGTTAAGGGATTTGACAAGTCGTTTGTAGCACCATCATTTGCAGAAGCAAAGATTGTTCAACCATCAGTTTCTACTAATAAAAAGAAGGCACTTAAACTATTTTGGAATAATCTAGATAAAAATGGAATTGAACTTGATTCTAATTTCCAAGTACATGCTGTAAGTATTACACACAAAAATGTAAATT